CATCAAGATCAACTATTTCAAAATATTCAGATCGCCTGCGAATATTTTTCTAAATTTGCAGGATTTACAACTGAATATCTTATTTTTAGTTCAGCGTTATACGAAAAAAATAAAGGTATAAGACTTGATCATCTGTTTACTCTTTCTAAGGCCGGTCTTACTGATCAACAAAAAATAGCAAATGCCCCTGTATGGACGGGAGCTGATTTTACTATAGAGGAGCCGTCTACTGTATATGTAGCTACTTCAGCGTTAAGTACATCAACATTTACAGGTTCATCTGCTCTCTCAAGTGTATTTAGTAACGGATTAACAGAGTTTGAAATAGTAGATCTACCACTATACACAAAAATTGTTACATTCAGTCCTATATTATCTACAATATTTAAGGAGTCAGTTTCAAATAAAATATCACTTCAATCACAGGAAGCAACAGCAACACAATACTCTAATGTATTTGACTACGATGTAATGGATTATAGAAAAGTTACTGCTGTAGTAGACTTCGAAGAAGGTTCTAACCAAGGTATTAACTCTTTATTTACTTTAGAGCAAACGTTAGCGCAGCAAACCTATTTTAGTTATTCGATGGGTAATTATGGTTTCGATCTTGTATCATGGTACACAATGAAAGAGTGGATGGATACGCGCGAGAAAGTCCTTGCAACTAGACGTGATCTAAAGTTTGATGCAAGAACGCAATACTTGCAAATGTATCCACAACCCGGTTCGAGTCAGTTTTACGGTGTTATTTCATGTTACCTCGAGAGACCGTTACGTGATCTTGTTAAGGAGCAATGGGTATATGAGTACGCACTCGCGTTAACAATGATTGTTATTGGTAGAGTAAGAGGTAAGTTTGGTGGTGTAGCTATATTAGGAGGCGGTACACTAAATGCAAGCTTACTGGAAGAGGGTACTGCTAAGAAAAAAGAACTAGAAGATATGCTTACTACCGGTGCATCAGCAGGTTTCGGGGATTCAGATCCATGTATGTTTTTTTGTAATTGATATTATATTATTAGTAGATAAGAACTAAGTGGATTACTGTCACCGTAGCATAAATATATGTATGGGTAAAAAGTATTTTCTTTTATTAAAACAACATACTGTGACAGGGTTAAAATATCTATGTTTTCACCACGGCACAAGGGATAATTGCTTTAAATATAAGGGATCAGGTACGTATTGGACTAGTCATTTATCAAAGCATGGGAATAGTATTAATACTATTATTCTTGAGATCAAGGATACAAGAGAAGAGCTGGTTGAGTATGGATTAAAATATTCGAAGCTGTGGGATGTAGTTAAATCAACGGAATTTGCAAATCTTATTGATGAAGATTGTAATTCTACAAGCGCACCTCTACAGCGTGAAGATGTTCGTCTAAGACGAAATAAAGCGTTTAGTGATAGAGTTAGATTGCATGGCCAGACTGATAAAGAGAAAGCAAGAAATAAAAAAACATCAGTAATATTACAATCTACCGAGATACGAGAAAGAGCAGCTAATACGCTTAGAACAAGACTAAATACAGGTCACCGAACAGAAAAAGAACAACAAAAAGGAATAAATCAAAGTAATCGTATTAAAGAGTGTGGATTTACGGAAGCAGAGCTTAAAGCTCAAAAAGAAACAAGTTTACGTCAAGTTAGTAAAACAATGAAAGAGCGGCTTAACAATCCTGACTATATTGACTCACGTAAAGGCAAATCAGCAAAGGAAATATTTGGTGATACGTATAAAGGACCGTGGAATAAGGGTAAGACAGTAAATGAATTAAAGGGACAAGACTATATAGATCCGAGATGTAAACCGTTTACAATTACATCACATTTAGGTACATACAAATATAAAAATGAACGAGAATTTTTAACAGAGACAAAATTCTCACAACCAACACTAACAAAATTAAAACGTAACGGTAAATATGTAGTGAAGCGTCAATCTAATACTCTGCATAATTTTAAGCATGGCGAAACAATTTTTTATAGCGAATTAAGATGAGTTCTAAAAAATATAGACAAGGTGTATTTACACCTATTAATAAAGCCAAATTTATAGGTACAACCGCGTTTTATAGATCTGGACTAGAACTTAAATTTATGCGCTTTTGTGATAATAATCCAAATGTAATAAAATGGGGATCTGAAAACGTTATTGTACCGTATATAAGTCCGATAGACGGTAGAGCTCATAGATATTTTGTAGATAACTTTGTATCGATAAAGGAAGGTAATAATGTAAAACATTATTTAATTGAGATTAAACCTTCTAAACAAACACAAGCTCCAAAGACGAACTATAAAAATAAGGCTCATCTAATATATGAGCAGTCAGCGTGGATGGTAAATCAAGCAAAATGGATTGCAGCTAAAGAGTTCTGTAGGAGAAAAGGTTTAGATTTCCTAATCCTTACTGAAAAGCACCTTATTTGATAGATTATATTAGTACTAGCATAAATATACATATGGCATTAAAGCTTAATCTATTAGTAGAAAAACCGGCCCTTAACGATCAATTTGAATATGTTGTTGAGGAAAGCAATAGAAATGCACCATCAACTCTTTTTATTAAGGGTCCTTATATGATGGCAGAAGGTGTTAATAAAAATAAGCGGCTATACCCTATTGATGAGTTACGCCAGGAAGTACACCGGTATAACGAAGAGATGATTAAACCAGGTAGAGCTATGGGTGAGCTTAATCATCCAACGACTGCTGATGTTGATCTAGAACGTGCCTGTCATATGGTAACAGAAATGTATGAAGATAATAATGTATTCTTCGGTAAATCAAAAGTACTTTCTACACCTTGCGGTCTTATTGTTAAGTCACTTATTAATGATGGGGTAAAGGTTGGTATGTCATCTAGAGCTTTAGGCACACTTGAAGAAGGATCTACCCATAATACAGTTAGAAATCTTAAACTTGTTGCTGTTGACTGTGTAGCAGACCCATCGTACCCAAAAGCGTTCGTTAATGGTATACTTGAATCAAAACAGTGGGTTGTTGCTGTAAATGGTAAGTATGAAGAAGTATACGAAGGGTTTGAAAAATCAATTTCTAAACTCCCGCGTAAGGATATGGAGTTTTTTCTAAGAGAACAAATCTTAAAATTCATACAATCTATATAAATAATAATATGGCAAAGAAAACAGCTAAAAAAGATTACGATAAAGACGGTAAGCTAGAATCGCCTAGTAAAGAATATGAGGGTGTAAAATCTAAGGCTATTAAAAAAGCTACAGGTAAAAAGACACCTAAAACAAAAGGTAAAGGTAATCCCTTCGCTAAAAAGGAAGATGAAGAAATGGTTTCTGAGTCTTCTGGTATTGCTAAATTTATCAACGCTATTTCTTCTAAAAACTACGCACAAGCCAATAAATATTTAAAAGGTATAGTGGACAGCAAAATCGAAAACAGAATTAGTGCATCCCTTAACGAACCTCTCTTCTAATATGAAAGTCAAGAACATACTACCCGACGAAGCAACGCAGATTCTCTCTGAAGAATCTTTACAAGTTATTGAGAGTGCTTTCAGTAAGAAACTTCAATTAACTGTTGAAGCTGCTCTTACCGAACAGGACGATCTTTACTCGAAGAAACTCGAACAACTTATCACTGCTATTGACAAAGACCATACAACTAAATTAAAAAGAGTTGTTGAAGCTGTTGATAAAAGCAACGCAGGTAAGCTTGTTAAAGTTGTTAAAAAATATGAGCGTGAGCTTACAACAGAAGCTAAGCAATTTAAAGCTACCCTTACAGAAGCGATTTCTAATTACTTAGAAGAATTTCTTGATGAAGCTATTCCAACTCAAGCAATTGCTGAGGCTACTAAGAATAGAACAGCAAGAGAAGTTCTCGGTAATCTTCGTAAGGTATTAGCTATTGATTCAGCTCTTATGAGTGAGTCAGTACAAGATGCTGTTATTGATGGTAAGAAACAAATTGATACACTCACCACACAAGTATCTGAACTTTCAAAAGAAAACGCTCTTATTAGAGAGAGTTATTTTAAGACAAAAGCTTCCCTTCTTATCGAAACAAAGACATCAGGTCTTTCAGATAAAAAGAAAGAATATATAAAGAGAGTTCTTAGCGATAAATCACCTAAGTTTATCGAAGAGAATTTTGACTACACACTTAGATTGTTCGATAAGAAAGAAAAGGAAAATATCGACATTATAAGAGAAGAAGCTTTTAAAACAAGAAGCGTTAAAGCTGATGCACCTGTTTTAAAAGAATCTACAGAAAACAAACAAATTTCAGGAAATCCTTACTTATCTGAGCTCCAAAAGTATAAATAATAAGGTAAAGAGTTTTTAACCCTGAACAATGAGGCCCATACTAGTGGCCTGAGTTAATCGAAAGGAAAAATATATAATTATGAGAAACATACGTCCAACACAATCATTTGTCGACAAGACAAGAGCAGACCAACTTCTTGAGAAGTGGGCCCCTATTCTTGACTTTAAGTCAGATTCCGTAAGAGAAATTCGTGATGAAAATACCCGTTTGAACACAGCTATGCTACTTGAGAACCAAGAAGCATGGTGCATCCAAGAAGCTAACACCAATGGTGGTGGTGTTTTTGGTGCTACAAGCCAAGGTAACTACAATCCAGGAACAGGTGCAATCAACTCAGCCGACACATATGCGTCGGGTGATGCACGTCTTCCAAAGATCCTCATCCCGATGATCCGTCGTACATTCCCAGAACTTATCTCGAACGAGATTGTTGGTGTTCAACCAATGTCTGGTCCAGTAGGTCTTGCCTTTGCACTTCGTTATACCTATCAATCACAGAACCTTGGTTCCGGTATTGATGGTAGCAGCATTGCAACAGGTACCGGTGGTGATGGTCAACGTGCTGGTTATGCCGGTACAGTTGCTAACAGAGAATTAGGTTATCAATATCTTGATACCCGTTTCACTGGTGCATCGTCACAAAGACTTAGTGGTAGCACAGCTGCTGGCTGGACTTTTGCTGACCAAGATCAGGGCGTTGCCCAAATCTTATCAGCATTTGAAATCACTGGTAACATCCCACAAATCGAAGTCAAGTTTGAAAAGACAGCTGTTGAAGCTGGTACTCGTAGACTTGGCGCTCGTTGGTCCGTTGAACTTGAGCAAGACCTTAAGAATATGAATGGTATCGATATCGATGCTGAAATCACAAACGCTATGTCGTATGAGATCCAAGCTGAAATCGACCGTGAAATGATCATGAGAATGATCCAATCCGCCCTTAACGGTGGTTCATATTCGTTCTGGTCCCCTGCTTCTGCAGACGGCCGCTGGCTCGTTGAGAGAAATAGAGACTTCTATCAAAAGCTTATCATTGAAGCAAACAGAGTTGCTGTCCGTAATAGACGCGGCGCTGCTAACTTCATTGTTGCAACACCACGTGTTTGCGCCATTCTTGAAATGCTCCCTGAATTTCAGTGGGTACCTGTTCAAGGTGACGTATCAACACAACCAGTTGGTATTGCCAAGGTAGGTTCAGTTGGTGGAAGATTCGCAGTCTACCGTGATACACGTACTGAAGTACAGAACACATCACAATATCAAGGATCCGGCTACACCACAGGTGGCGCTAACTCCGGTGGTATTGAGTATGCCCTTCTTGGGTATAAGGGTTCTGAATTCTATGATACAGGTATCATCTACTGCCCATACATTCCTATCATGGTACAAAGAACAATCGGACCGAATGACTTCGCTCCACGTGTCGGCTTGCTTACACGTTATGGTGTCGTTGATAATATCTTCGGTGCTAATCTTTATTACCACGTTGTAATTGTTCAGGGTCTTGGTATTGCGTTCTCACCAGCAAATCAGTCGGTCTATTTTTGACCTATTGAGTCTTAATGAGTTAGCTTATTAAGATCTGGTGTTCTAAGAATCAACACAACAAACTAAGAACCGCAGGTGCCGAAGCGCCTGCGGTTCACTTTTGGACTAAACTAATTATTATTTTTATTAGGTTGATAATATATTCGGTTTGATTAAATAATATTATAGTGAGTGAGTTTAGACGTAATAAGAAGTATACTGATACTGAGAAGCAAGAAATTATTGCTTATGCGCAAAAGCATGGTATACAGACTGTGAAAGAAAAATTTAATGTTTGGCCTGAGAATGTACGGTATTGGCTCGCGTCAAAAAAGGTAAAGCAGGAGATATCAGAAAAAGGTAAAGAGAGACATCAAAAAACAAAGCTCGATAAAGAGGTACAGAAGAGAAATAAAGAGTATAGAGAATACCGTAAGTTGCAGGGTATAACACCAAAGAAGTGGAAGGAATGGTATGAAGGACTGACTGCAGAGGCGCGAGTAAAGCTTAATGAGAATGTCAAACAACACAGACACGATAACAGGGCGCATTATTTAATAAAGTCAAAGAGTCGGTATTTAGAGGATAAAACAAAAGGTGTATTTCGAAGAAAGTATAATGAGGATCCTCTATATAAGTTAAGATGTAATATACGTGAGCATGTACGACAAGCTGTAAAATATTCTGATGTATCTCGCTCACACCCATCAATAAAGTATCTTGGTTGTTCGATAGAAGAGTTTAGAGTGCATATAGAAAGTCAATTCGTTGAAGGTATGTCCTGGGATAATCATGGTAGAGGTGATCATTGCTGGCATCTAGATCACATTAAACCACTCGCAATGCTTAAGGAAGTTTCTAATATGGATCTACTTAAAGAGATTTGTCACCACTCAAATTATCAACCTCTATGGGAGAGAGATAATTTATCTAAGCAAGCAAAATATGAAGTGTAAAGATCTCAGAGATGCTGTAGTTGAATATGCAAGTAAAAATACTGTAACGGAGTGTGCTGAGTTATTTGAAGGTATTGTATCATTAAATACTGTTTATAAGTGGTTGCGAGATAGTAAAAATCTCACTTACGCTTACACACACGATCAATGCAGACATGAGCTAGAGTTATATAAGTTACGTGAGGCAAAATACACGTGTAGTATAGGAATGAATCGTCTAGTTCATACGTTTCAACCACACTTTTTCGATGTAGAAAGAGAATTGTGGCAGGATAAGATCATACAACAGAAGCTGAAAGAGAATAGAAGAAAATATCTAAATAAAGACACACTAACAGACCGTGAGATTTTAAGAGGCTTTAAGATATCAGGTATACACACCGGTTATTCACACTTCTCTCCTCTATGGCTAAAGAAGTATGCTCATGAAGAAGATGTATCGTGTATATATGACCCGTGTGGTGGTTGGGGGCACAGACTAATAGGTGCGTATCTTTCTGATATTGATTATATCTATAATGATATGTGGGATAAGACGTTCATGGGTAGCAATACTATTGCTAAGTTTATTAATTATAAGTGCACTCTATATAATAATGATTGTACAAAATTTATACCTCAAGAAACCTATGATTGTGTATTTACGTGTCCGCCGTATTATAATGTAGAGAGATATAACGGTAAACTGTTTAAGGATATTGAGGATTATAATAGGTTTATAAACGCAATGCTGGTAAATAGTATTAAACCATCCGTTACAAGAGTTGGTATAGTTATTAACGATACATACGAGCAAGCTGTAAGTGATAACATGGATAGCAGTTTTAAATTAGCAAGCAGAGTTGTTTTAGGTACATCAGCTGCCGTGTCACATTTTAATAAGTCAACCTCATCCAAAAAAGAAGTACTATTAAAGTATCAACGATAAATATACATTTTATAGAAAGTCGTGCAGATAGTCGCTGATTTATTAAAAATACAACCTAAAGGAATAAATATTAATATGGCAGTCATCGGCTTTAACAATCAGGCATTATCAGCATTTGGAGATAGCCCAGCTAACTTAAGCTGGTCTTTATCGAGTTCTGGTACATTTAAAACAGTAGAACTATTAACAGTAGGTACAGCAGGAACAACACCTGCACTTAGCTCAAAACGAGTAAGAGGTATCGCGTTTAACACTCTACTCTCTTCTGCTGTATCACCCGCATCAGGTACAGGTTCATTCGCAACATTATCTGCATTCTCTGGTACTACATTCAGAGTAGATCGTGCTTATAACGGTGGGACAATGGCTCTATTGTTTACTGACGAGTCTTCATCACTCTTTACCGTACTTACCGGGACAACACAACAATCACTTACAGCAAATGGATTTGATACTTCATTCCCCGAAATCAAAAGACTCTGGCTCTTAGGTTATCGTTAATTTTTAATTCGTATAAATATAAAAAAAGACCTAGTAGAAATACTAGGTCTTTTTAGTTTTAGATTAGCTCGGTCTAAACTATCAATCCGACTCTATCCTTCAACTGATTATTCATATGTTTATAATTCTTTAGCCAGCCTAAACAAATCATCAATTTCTTTAGAAGTTTTTCCTAATGCTGACCCCATTTGGATGACTAAAGGATGTTGTCTATCAATTGTTGTGGCATAATTCCATTCAATTGATGCCGCCTTATTGGATGATAACATTGCTGTAATAGTGTCGGGGTCAATTCCAGACTGTAAAAGCCCTAATCTGAGTTGTCTTTGTGTTACAAAATTTTTAGAGTCATTTACGAAGAAATCATTTGCCAATATTTCGCTATTAAACCAATACCATCCATCTACTGGATACTCGTATGTGTCTTTCTCAGATGAAATTAATACATATCCATTACCCTCAATATAATTAGGAGCATATTGTATTTCGTTGTTTTGTTTTTTATAAAATCCTTGTGTCATAAAATTATCCCGTTACTGTCCAACCCTTTAATAAAGCTGTTCCTGTTTTTAATTGTCGAAAGGCTAAGGTACTTGAGGAAGTTCCTGCCATTGGTCTAGTCATAGTAACACTTGTGTTTGTGATGATTGATGCTACTTCTGTTCTGTATCTTAACTTTGCAGTCCCATTACCTGTTAATGGTAATACCGACCCACTAGGCGTTGCTGCCAACTGAAAACTATCTGCCAATATAGTTCCAGCAACATAATAAATTATGCTGTCCGTAATTCCAGTTGTTCCTAATATTAATGTAAATGCAACTTCGTCTCCGTCGCTTAATCCATGATTGGTTAAATAAACACGATCATCTGTACCATTTAAAGTTACTGATGTTATGGTAGTTAAAGGTGAATTAGTACCTGTGGCTTGCATACCAACCTCAATACCAGTTGTGCTAGCCATTGTTACAGTGGTGCTTTGTGCTGTGCTGGTTCCTGTTAATGATACTGGAGTTGGTGCTCCCCAGTTAGATGTTATTGTTATTGTTGGTGATGTTCCTGTATCAAGATTATCAAATATGGATTCTAGTTCTTCTTTGTTTAATTTACAACCAGAATAAGATATAGAAGCTGAAATATTACTGAATGATGCTCTTGTGAGAGACACACACCCTGAAAATATACTTGTAATAGTTGAACCAAAATTAGTCACTAATACTGTATTAAAAGCTGGAACCGTTATCAAAGATACGCAACTTAAGAACATGCCAGACATGCTGGTAACAGACGCTGTATTAAAAAGCGGGACTGATACCAAAGAGGAGCAATTTGTGAACATGGTGAGCATAGTATTCACTAATGCTGTATTAAAAAGAGGAACCGTTACCAAAGAGGAACAACCATTGAACATGCTGCTCATATTGGTAACAGACGCTGTATTAAAAAGCGGGACTGTTGTTAAAGAGGCACAACCGTTGAACATGGTAATCATAGTATTCACTAATGCTGTATTAAAAAGAGGAACCGTTACCAAAGAGCGACAACTATTGAACATGCTGCTCATGATAGTAACAGCTGCTGTATTAAAAAGCGGGACTGTTGTTAAAGAGGAGCAGCCATTGAACATAGCGTTCATAGTAGTAACAGCCGCTGTATTAAAAAAGGGAACCGCTACCAAAGAGGCACAACCACTGAACAAGGAGCTCATATTGGTGACAGACGCTGTATTAAAAAGCGGAACTGATGTCAAAGAGGAGCAACTTAGGAACATACCGTTCATGATCACAAGAGACGCTGTATTAAAAAGTGGAACTGATGTCAAAGTGCCGCAATTTTGGAACATGATAGTCATGGTATAAATAGACGCTGTATTAAAAAGTGGAACTGATGTCAAAGAGGAGCAACTACCGAACATGGCACCCATATCGCCGACAGATCTCGTATTAAAAAGCGGAACTGATGTTAAAGAGGAACAAGTAAGGAACATGTTAGCCATGGTAGTAACAGCCGCTGTATTAAAAAGTGGAACTGATGTCAAAGAGAAACAAGAGCTGAACATGCTAATCATGGTAGTAACAGCCGCTGTATTAAAAAGTGGAACTGTCACCAAAGAGGAACAACCACTGAACATGTTAGCCATGGTAGTAACAGACGCTGTATTAAAAAGTGGAACTGTCACCAAAGAGGGACAATTACCGAACATGCTCGCCGTGCTAGTAATATTTCCGATTATGCCGAATGATACGTTTGACAACTTTCCTAAATTGTTAAACAAACTTTGGTAAGTAGTCGCTCCTCCCATATTGATTCCAGAAAAATTGATCAATTCTTTACAAAAAACATTTGCAGCGGTGGCACTACCTATTGGCATACTTGTTAAATTTGGACAAGAAAGTATTATTTCTAAAATCGGAGAGCTATTTGGGAATGTAGATCCAGTCTGTGCATACTTTTGATTGAAATCCACTGATGTTAAATTTTGTCCACTTTGTGGAGTAATTACAACAACAGCCATTTTATATCCACCACTTGTAACGGTAGCATTTAAATCTGGATCAGCATAATCATATTCGTGTTGTGCCTTGATCCCAGTAGCAACATTTTCGGTATTACCATCTCCCCAATCAACAGTATATGCTCCAGCTATTGTAAAAGCTAACAAATTAGAACCCTGTGGAAAAATCGGCATTAATAATGCTATTTTTTGCTCAGAACTTGTAATGGTTGGCATGGTCAACCAATCCGTAGGACGAATCCATCCTCCACTAGTTATTGGTTTTTTTATTAAATTTCTATCGTATCTATTCTTTTTAAAGAAAGAAGACTTACGAGAGATCAATGGACCTACTTTATTACCATATCTAGCGCTCATATATTAACTAATTCTATTCACATAACCAAATACATTAACTCCACTTAATGTTGGTGAATTTCCATATATTGAAAATCCAGTCGCACCATTACCTTTGGCGATAAGCCCTGGGCATACTAAAACACTGCCAGCATAAGCTTCTATAACTCCTTCAAATAAAATATCTGTGGTAAAGTTTGTGCCGCCATATAATAGGTTAAACGTAACATCAGATGTCGTTGGGTTTGTTGCATACATCCAAACCTCATCTATAATACCTGAACTTATCGGTGTAGTATGTATAGTGTTTGTATTAATGCCTGACGCGGAAATAGTAATTGATTTACCATTTATACTTTCTGATAGGAATTCTTTTGTGTAATTTGACATATTGTTTATTTTATTAGATGAACATTGAAGTTTTGATTATTGAACTAGAGTCGTTAGTAGATGACTCTAAAATATTAACACCATTTATAAAGTAATTACCCGTAACATTTAAATCGCCGTTCATGGTTCCACCGTTGGCAAACTGTTGAGCTACAGAGCCTCCACCTGACGATAACTCTATAATCCTTCGTACGTTAGCGAGCTCTTGGGTGAACCTATTTGAAATAGATTTCTCTAAGTCCGTCTTAATTTTCTTTACATCAACGTCTCCCTTAAGCTCAGAGGTCTTTTCAACTACTATAGAAGGTACATTATTCTTAATGACGCTGACTTCTTTAAGTATCGACTGTTTACTTTCTTCTATAAGCTCTATTATTCGAGCTTTATCTTTTGATGTAAAATCTACTACACTAGTCTCAATTAAGGTAATGCGTTCATCGTAATAGTCACGAATCTTACCTTCAGCCAAAGTAATCTTATCTGTTAATTCGGAAGATATATTAGTTATCGATTCCTCTAACTGAGTTTTAATATTACCGATACGGCTTAAAGCTTTATTTGAACTTTTAATAATAGAATCATTGAGTTCAATATTAGACTGCTCTAATGTTATGATGTGTGATTCGTAGCTATCTAAAGCTGATTTTATCTTCTCATCTAGCTGAACTTCATAATCACCGAGGACCTTTACAAGGGTTTTAGATACTGTCTCAAACTTAATATCTAAAGCCTTATTGCTCTCACTGTTATTAGTAGCAATTTTTTTAAGTAACTTATCAGTTAATATGTTCTTAGCTAAGGACGAAATATTATTCTCAAATAATTTAACCGTCTTTTCATTTTGTAGAGTAACTTCTTTATCTAACTCGAGCGAGAGCCTTCCTGCTAACTGACTAACAGTATCTGTAATATACTCATACGCTTTTGCATTCTCTTGTTGTGTATATGTAAATAATTCATCTCGTGTATTTTCTGATATACTTAAAAATTCTTCTAAGAGAATTTTCTTAAAACTTTCAGTAGACTCAACAAAAACTTCTCGTTTTCTATTATCACGTTCTTCTAGTCGACTTAAATTTCTTTGCTGAATAGCATCTGCAAATTTAGTTGCAGCTTGTCTAGCTTGTTTTATTTCCTCTAAAATAGATTCCTTTTTTTCAAAGATAATACTCTCGAGCTCTTCTTCTCTATCTTTAGCTTCAGCTACAGAAAATAAACTTGCCGAAGTACTCTCACCTATTTGCCGATTTGAAGCATTATACAATACTTCAAAATCGCCTCGTTGTATTACAAACGGAGCTTCCAATTCCTTACCTTCAATTACTATAGGAATATTTACTACAGGGTTTCCTTTATATTCAGAAACCTTTTCTGCTATGTATTTACTTCCGTTTATCTCTAACTCATAAACATCAAAAAAGACTTCATTGAAATCTTTAATAGTTAAGATGTTCTGGTTAGAGCTAGTAAAGGTTGGTGTTACCTTTTCGCTAAACAGTCTCATTTAATATATTTAGTCAAACTCTATTTAATGCAATTACCTTTGTGGTAAGACACTAAAGTATTGTGTTCTAAAGTATATATCACCGGTAGATGCTGCACTAGCTGATACAACCGATGTATTTGTAATACCTCTAAATGTATACGTATCATTATTACTTAATAGCATTGAGTTAAGTGCATTATTGTACCCATTATCAAATATGGTAACATTAACACCTGTTTTATTTGTAATAATAACCTCTGAACAAGGGTAAGATGAAAGCTGCACTAATGCTGTACCGATAGACTGTTTAAACGATCTACAGTCGTTCTGATTATAAAATGTTGAACCGTTATTAGTTGTTGGAACTGCCGCCATAACAGTATTTATTCATCAGACAAAAAAACCCTACCTTTTAGGGTAGGGTTTTAATATATGATATATTAAGAATTACTGCTTTGGAGTCTTAATATGAGGTACAGAGCTATCGCTTAGAGTGTAATGTAGTAAACTCTTATGTGAAGCTCGTTCAGGATTAATATCCAAACCACCGCGGCGAGCATATAAGCAACGTACCACTAACGCTTCAGGTTGCACAATATCATGTAAGCGCTTGTAGATGGTCTCACAAATTTCCTCATGGAAGTGACACTCATCTCTAAATGATACAATATACTTAAGAAGAGAGATAGGATCAACAGTCTTAGATCCAGACATATGAATATACACATCACCCCAGTCGGGTTGTGAGGTTACTCTGCAGTTAGATTTAAGAAGAGCACTATGGTAGTAAACATCACGAACTTCGGAATCTAGCACTTCAAGCAGCTCAGGTGTTTCATTATAAACACTAAACTCTACATTATCAATAGGATACTCTTCTTCAAGAGTAATATATGAACGTTGACGTAGAAGCTTCTGATCGTGACTCCATTCAGTATATGCAGACGTATTTTCACTTAATACATATTCGTTACTTGCAACAGTAACACGAACACTACACTCAAGTAGCTCAGATAAGTCTTTTGTAACACAAGCACTAATTTCATTGAGAACTTCTTGCGCAGTATCACCAAGCTTCGTCATATTAAACGAATTAAAATACAACTTATGCGATTTTGACTCAACAATATACTTACTAGCACACGGATATACAATTTTTGCAATACCTACAACAGGTAAGCCAAAATTAGTTAATCCAGATACCTCGTAGGCATTCCAAGTATCATAACCTACAAACGGAAGATCTTCATCTTCAAGACCGAGATGAGTTCTATTTGATTGACGAGGTTCGCGAACTAGCAAAGAAGGATCATAAGAGCTTTTATACTCTGATGATTGACCGAGATGCTTACTAATTCTGGAATTATCTAATTCTGTTTTTTTCTTTTTTGCTGCCATAAATTATTATAGTTTATTTTTATAAGGATGCAAGTCTCTATTGAACATTGTGTTTAATCCCATTAATTCAAACTGAAGCATCATAAATGTCATTCGTTCTTTAACCGATCCTGTAACACGAAGAAGTTTGGTAGGAGGAATACTTGCCATATAACTTTCAAACAGTTCAATTATTTGATTTCTAAATTCAACATTGACACTTCTTTCACCATCATTATCTACTGGTACATCTTCAGGTTGGGTATATACAATAAGATCATACTTGTTGATAGTATTGTCAAATGTCCAACGAGCATGATTGTAAGCACCCATAGAGACATTTCCATGATCACACAACCAGTGAGTATACACTAACCCATCTAACGAACACCTATCAAGAATAGTAGGATTATCTCGCTTAGTATATGCATTTCGTAAATGCTCACCCGTAATCATCATTTGTGTTATATCATTACCACCCTCGTTAATTGGTAGATCATACTCCCTCTTCACAAGTCGTGTAATCTCAGGAATATAATTCCACTCAGGAATCATATCTTGACACAACTTGAGTAGAGTGCTCTTACCTGTACTCTGCGCTCCCGAAAAACTAATTAACATACAATATTATAACGTTTGTTAGTAAAAAAATCAATCCACGTATTAAGAGAAGTTTGTTTTAAAACCTTATAAGTCTCATCTAACGACGTACAATGTACATTAGATACTTTATCATAACAAATAATACGACCGCAATCAACATACTCCGTAACTTCATGGATAACACTACCAACATACAAATATTCTCCAATTCTATCA